GAGGAGCGCGTCTTGCGCGCGACCAAAGAAAAAGGGGGCCGAAGCCCCCTCGTTCACATCACCTCACATTCCGCTTTGTTACCGAAGTTGTCAGCGATGCGCCACCTTGTCGCGAATGGTACTTTCTTTCTGACGCTTTCGATGAGGGCCTTGAGGCGTTTCTTATCCTCGGGCGTTTCAATCGTGATCTGCGATGCAGCGATTGATGCTGCCTTACTTGTCTGCCAATGCCGACACTTGGCTGTTTGTTCACCATACGTAATGGTGATGGTGTAAGCACGGTTTCCGACGAACTTGCGCATGTTTGTTTCTCCGATTGAGGGAAGGGAGCGGGGCCGAAGCCCCGCTCGTTAGTCTTGTTCGCCTTCAGCGCCCAACCAAAACGCGGTTGTTCTGATTTGTTCGCCGGGTAAAAACATAAGGCCGCTATAAGGCACGAAACCCGGATCACAATTTGTTTTAGTCGAACGAGACGGTCCCCAGAATGGCGAGTACCAAGATAGAAACGTGTACATTGTCTGATTCTCCATTGTTTGAGGGAAGGGAGCGGGGCCTTGCGGCCCCGCAGGTGTTAGTCTTTACTGGTCCAGTTGCGCGCAATCAATGTGATTACGTCATCAGTGCCAACGACCATCACCAAAAGTTCAATCCGCACGTAGTAAGAGTCGCCGTCAAACAAGGCGTCTAAATCGGTGTGGGATAACAAGCGCTCCATAGATTTGAAATAAGCGTGTGCCTCATAATGAGCCACGTCTGCCGCTGAAGTATCTTCAGGACTGAACATGAAATCTTTATTATGTGTGTTGCTCGCCGCTGACAGGCCGTCAATGTTGACGATGTAAGCCACAGTGTCTTTAGTCATTTCCGTTTCTCCGATTGGGGTTGAAGTGAGGGCTTGCGCCCTCACTGAAAGAAAATCACATCTGCCGCCCACGCGCCGCCATAACCAAGGCAGAACCCCATGAGGCCCAACCCGATCACATAAGCTGCGTCTGCCGCGCGATGCGCTACAGTGCGTGCCTGCGCCTTGCCAATGCGAGTCACGTAGAACGACCCGCCGACTTGACCGACACGCCAGAAATAGATTCCGCCGCTTTTAGTCATGTTTCTGATTCCTTTGAGAAAGAGCATGTAAGCCGAAGCCTACATCTAAGGAATCGGCAGATTCGGGCATTGTCCCACGACCACCCCCACCCCCATCTGGACAACGCCTCGGCGCCTGCACGTGTGCAGGAGGTAAACCCCACATACCCCCGACACCAAAAATTAAAGTATACTTTTACCCTTGACACCCCTTAAAAAGCATACCATAACAGACTCGTCATCAACCAAGGAGTCCAACGTGACACCAAAAGACCTTAGAATTACTGAGGAACGGATTGATTCCGTCATCGCCACCTCAATGTGTTATGTGTTCCCCGACACCACGCACACGGTTTGCGTCCTCACCCTCAAAAACGGCTTCACCGTGACGGGGGAAAGCGCATGCGTTGTTCCAGAAAACTTCAATGCCGACCGTGGCCGCGAGGTTGCGATGAAGAAGGCGCGTGAAAAAGTGATGATGCTGGAAGGGTATTTGCTGCGCCAGCGCATCTATGACGATGCCGCACAATCCCGCAGCCAGACCGCACCGGAGAACGCGCAATGACTGAAACACCCCGCCACCCATCTCTCCTCAACCCTGCCGTCCCCACGCGCGTCATGGTGTTGTTGGATAACACGAGGCTCCCCCGAGACACGCTCGTTCTCCCTGATGGTACCCATGTCCTCAAGGATTGCATCATCGAGAGGAAACCCTGATGGCCCGCCGCAAACTCGATGAGAAACTGTTGCCGCTCTCTGTGCGCATCACACCGTTGCATATGCGCCGCCTTGAGCGAATCACAGCCTTCGATGGTCTGCCGACACAAGACCATATCCGCCGCGCTCTTGACGTTTATATGAATCAATATGAGAAGACTCACGGGCTACGCCCGCTGGTGGATGCACCGGCGAGCGAGTGAACAACGACCATATAGGAGAATAATGATGCCTCGTACCAAAACTCAACCTTCCGTTCGCGCGCCCCGTGCCCCGCGTTCTGACCGCGGCGTGCAGCGTGCGACGCCGGCGTTTCATATCATTCGCGCCCTTTGCATCCGCGCTCTTGCAGCCAAGGGCGAGACTACGGAAGCCATTGCCAAGCGCTTTGGTGTGAACCGCTCATTCATCATCAAGCAGGCGACGATTGTGCTGAAGCCGCGCACCGACAAGGAGCGCACTATCCTGAAAGTGGCGAAGACGCTCGCCGCTGACATTGACTTCACGTTCAACGATATGTTGTCCGGTGCCGACATCAAGACCACCCTTGCCGGCTCGGTGAAGACCGCCAAACCCAAAGCGAAGCCTGCCAAGACCAAGGCGCCGACCAAAGCGCGCAAACCGCGCCTCAAGCTGGCAGCGCCGCAGCCGCCGCTCGCCGAAGATAATGGTTGACATGCCGACTCAACCAGAATAAAGGAGTCGTCGAGCCCTGGTTCCCCATACCGTTTCCAGGCTCAGCATGACGTTTCCTCCCGGTTGATAACTTCCCCTGGTGCCCCCAAAGCGCCAGGGGTTTTTTATGTCCACCCACCAGAGGCCATAGTGCGTCGTTCAGCCACTTGCCGGTCGAGCCGCCTGTTGATGTCGCGCTTGATCGCTTGGTGAAACCCACCCTGCACGCACAGGGCGCCGTATTGGAGCGCGTCAGCGATATCCGACCAGGGGTGCTTTTTCTCGGGGATCGAGCGGTTCTCGCCGTCCTTGCGCTTGGCGAACAGGTACTTGCTGTGCAGCGCTTGGACGAGGTTGGGGCAGTTTACGCCGTCAATGAGCAGCATGGGCTTTCCGCCGATGGTCTGCATCAGGAGTGATTCGACTGCCTGAAGGCGGAGGTCAATGTCGTTCGTCGGCGCGGGGTACGCGCGGTACCCTTGACTCTCGATGAAGGCGAACATATCCAGTTCGGTGATGCTGTTCTTGGCAACACCCGACGGGTCGCCTACGAAAATGACCGGCTTGCCGATGTAGCGCTCTTTTGCCAGGACGGGGCGCACGTTCTGCGCCATGTGCAGTTCAAGCCCCATATTCTGTGCGATGATCTCCTCAAGGACGAGGACTTGCCCGCGGTGGTTGGGTTGGAGGACCAGCCCACAAGGGTTGCGCCCGAAATCCTGCGCCACGATGATCGGGAGCGAGTCTGAGGGTATGAGCGGCTCTTTGGAGACGTGGAAATCGCGGTTGAAACTCTCCCTGAAGACCGCGGTGCCGTCGGGGTCGTCGCCGTACTGAGCATGCACGTAGCGCTTCACCCAATTACCTGCGTGTTGGCGGGCGAGGCGGCGGTAGTATTCGCGCCCCTGGTCGAGTCGCTGCGGGTGATTCAGGGGCAGCTTCAGAGTCTCGTTGGTCTGTGTGAGGTAGTTCAGGTTTTCAGCGTCATCAGCGAGGCCGCCCGGCTGGATATGCACGCTCCAATCTTCGGGGGTGTTTACGTCGAGGTATTCATGCCAGCGTGAGCCGGCGTTGGGCATGTTGCTGTCGCCCATGATGCCGAACCATGTGGGGCCGCCCTGCGCCGCTGAAGGGTATCGCCCGAGGCGGCCGGCGATGGCCGGGATAAGGTCAGGGTCAACCTCGATGAACTCATTGATCCACGCCCATGTAAGCTGAAGCGAGAGGAGGCGCTGTTGGTTCGCCGGGTCGTCGAGGGGGATGAGGTACCAGTCACTATGCACGTCGCCCGCACGGATTTGGATGAGGTTCTCCGACGACTTGAAGTAGGCGATGGAGCCGAGCCATGTCTCCACGTCCTTGAGGACGGTCTGCTTCATCTGAGCCAGGGTGTTGCGCACGATGACCGCACGCGTGCGTCTGATGCCGTCTGGACCCGGCATTTGCTCGCATGCGCGACGCAGGCACTCGAACATGACGCCCGTGGTCTTGCCGGAGCCCACAGGTCCGAGGATGAAGCGCACGAACGCCTCGCTCGACATGAACTCGGAGACGGTCGGCGGCGCGTCGTAATTGATCTCGTTGCCGACGATACTCTCTTTTTGTTTATTCATTTTCTATACAACTCCTTGCGGGCTTCTTCATCGAGCGCCATTGCCCCCATACATAGTTCGCTTACTTTCATACTCGACCAGTCGCAGTCAACGGAATCATCGTCCCACTGGATGACGACGACGACGGATTTGATGTGAGGCAGTTTGGTAAGCGTTCGGTGAAGGACTACTTCTGGCGTCAATTTCGTGCCTGGAAGGTGGATAATTTTGCGCTCAAATGGAGCGTCAGGAGTGTCACTCATCGCCACCATCCTCAGCAGCACCCTCAATCACCTGTTTTGGCTGAAGGGTGGCCTTCACACTGTTGCCGCCGAAGTTGATGTTGATGGACACCCCGCCGCTCCCGTCCCCGATATTGGCGTTCACCGGGCCGGCCATACCCGCGAGGTTCTGAAGGAGCCGCGCCCCGTCAATCCGTGCCGTCGCCGCCGTCCTCGGGTCGTTGATAAGGTGGTGGATATTGGGGAGAGATACTTCCAGGCTCGCCAGGGCCTTCGCTTGGACTCTGCGTTTTGTCGAGTCCGCGGCGTTCCACTCCTTCTGAGCCTCGATGAGCATGCGCTTGAAGTCATTGCTGCGCTGAAGGAACAGCCATCGTGGGTCGTTGGTGTCCGTAAAGCCGTAATCTTTAAGGATGTCGGCCACCGGGCGGATGTCTTGGGCCAGTTCGCGGGCCAAACCGGCAAAACTTGGGTCCAGAAATCCCACTTGTTGCTCTTGGGGGTATTGTGCCATTATATCCTCTCTTGAGGGGCGCCTGTCGCAGACATTAAGCGCCTTCCCGCTTAATTTGGCTGCTTTCCCCAGGGAAGGCAACAATGACGAGGGTTAAAATCTGATGAGCGGTATGATGCCACAGGCACCACAACCCCCCATGTCCCCGGCGCCGGCGATGAATCAGCCGTTTGTACCGAGTCAGTCCGGCCTCGTGAGGGTCATATCGCCTGAGCAGATGATGGCGATGGACAAAGAGCGGGAGGAGAAGGCCCGCGCAGCGCGTGAGGAGCGGTTGCAGCCTGCCTATGACGAGTTGGCGGCCTACGTGCGCAGGCAGTTTGACATCATGCGCAGGCACCGCGACGGCGCTCACGGGTGGACGACGCGCATGCTCGAAGCGTTGCGCATGTTCAACGGCGAGTATGAGCCCGATAAACTGGCGAAAATCAGGGCTTTTGGTGGTTCTGAGGTCTATGCGCGCATCGGAGCGGCTAAATGCCGTGGTGCGACGGCGCTTTTGCGCGATATTTACTTATCAGCAGGGCAGCGGCCGTGGGATATTGAACCCTCGCCGCAACCAACCATCCCCGACGATATTTCAACGCAGGCAGAGCAGCTTCTAGCCGCTGAGTTAGGGTCAGCAGGGCTCGCCGCACAGCAAGGGTTGACGGACCCGGAGACCGGCGCCCCACTCATGCCGCCGTCAGAGGAGGAGGTTGCCGCACGGCGCACGGCGCTTGAGACCGCGCTACTCCAAGCCGCCCGCAAGAAGGCGTATGAGGAGGCTAGAGAAGCCAAGCTGCACCTCGACGACCGGCTGGTGGAGGGTGGGTTCTATAAGGCGCTCTCTGAGTTCCTCATGGACCTCTCGATGTTTCCGTTTGCGTGCATCATTGGTCCGGTTGTCCACATGACGCCTTCGATCAGGTGGGAACGTGGGCCGGATGGCAAGGCGAAGCTCACCAAAACCAGCACCGCGCGCATGTTTTGGAAGCGCGCTTCTCCCTTCGATTTATGGTTCACACCCGGAGCGTCGTCTGTGGAAGGCGCCGACTTCGTTTACCGGGAGCGCAAGGCGCGCGCCGAGTTGAACGCCCTCATTGGTGTGCCTGGGTTCAACGAAAACAACCTCCGCGCCATCCTCACTGAATACCCCAACGGTTACACAGAGTCGCCAGATTCCGCGGATTCGACTCGGGCAGAGCAGGAGAGTCGCGAAGACCCGAACTTCAACGAAAGCGGGATGTACGACTGCTTGACGTTCTTCGGGTCGGTTCAAGGGCGGTTACTGCGGCAGTTTGGTATGTCTGCAAAGGACATTCCCGATGAGGTTAAAGATTACTCCGTGCAGCTTTATATGGTCGGCAAGTATGTAATCAAGGTCGTCTTGTCGCCGTCTCCGCGCGAGCGCCCGCCCATCTACATCACGTCCTATAATAAGGTGCCGGGTACCCTCATTGGTAATTCTCTCCCCGACGTGT